TTAAGGGCTTTATTGAGAGTGGTCGCTAACGTAGGATTGTATGTTGGTGGCAGCCCTGAAAATCAAGGTTTTCGTAGAGCTGGTGGATTTTTTGGATGAAACAATTAAACCTCGACAAAATCAAGATTGCGCTTGAGCGTGTTCCTGAAGAATTCGAGGGCATGGTAGCTCAAGTGGGATTCCCTTCAGGGATCAACTACGAAGACGGCACTTCAGTCGCTTATGTGGCTGCAATACAAGAATTCGGAGCCCCCGCAGTTGGGATCCCGCCACGTCCATTTATGCAGCCAACAGTCAAAGAAAAAAAAGATTCTTGGACTAAAACTATTGAAAAAGGCATTCCCAAAGTGGTTCTTGGAAAAATGACAGCCTTTGACGTTTTAGATTTGGTAGGCATTCAAGCTGCTGCTGATATTCAAACAAAAATTTCAACCATTTATTCACCTCCTAATGCTCCAGCGACAATACGAGCAAAAGGATCATCCAAGCCATTGATTGATACTGGACTTATGTTGGCATCGGTTCAAAATGCAGTCAATAAAACTGGATTAGAATTCACTGGAAAAGGCTCGTAATGTTTAATGTTCGGGCTCTTGCCAACAAATATATTCAGGTTACAAATCCAAACCAAAAAATTAATTGGATACAATCAAACGGTTATGTGACCGATGACGCAGGTAAACGCACCCCTAAGACGATAATTTTAACAGTTGATGCTCAGGTACAAGCTTTAAGCGCAACCGATTTAAAGCATATTGATGGGCTCAATATCACTGGTGTAATGCGTTCCGTTTATATGTACGGGAATGCTGCTGGAGTAGTTCGAGTCGATCAACTTGGCGGGGATATACTGGTTTTCCCTGAGTGTGCTGGTGGATGCAATCGTAACTGGCTTATTACTCAGGTTATGGAAACATGGTCTGATTGGTGTCATGTAATTGTTACCCTACAGGACGATTGATTATGGCAGCTATTTTAGATATTAATGACCAAGACGTATTCCGAGCCTTGATTGTGTTTTTTAACTCTTTTCTTCCTTTTGGGACAGAAGTAGTTCAAGCTCAAGACAATAGAGTCCCAATGCCTAAAACTGGCTTTGTGACCATGAATAATACGGGAATGGATCGCTTGTCATTTAACGTTGACAGTTACGATTCACTTTCTCAGGGTAAATTTATTCTTACCCCAACCCAATATTCAATGCAGTTAGATTTTTATGGTCCACTCTCTCAAGAATGGGCTATGCAAACTATGGCATTGTTTCGAGATGAGTATGCAACGGAAATTTTCCCGCCAAATATTCAGCCGTTGTATGCGGACGATCCAGTCCAAATTCCGCTTATTGATGGGGAAGCCCAATATGAGCAGCGTTGGAAATTGGTGGCGAGTTTACAATACAACCCAATCCTTTCAACGACACAGCAATCTATGGTCGCAGTGGATATTGCACTTGCTCCAATCGATCAGACATTTAACCCCTAGGAGAATTTATGAGTACCATTCCTTTTTCGCAAGTAGTCCAAGTCGTACCGTCAGTTTTATCGGCTAATGGTGTAGCAGTTGACCTAAACGGTCTCGTGCTTACTCAAAATGCTGCTGCTCCTTACGGTTCAATTCTTACCTTTGCAGACGCTGCTGGCGTTCAACAATATTTTGGGGCTGATTCTACTGAAGCTTCTATTGCAAACGTTTATTTCAATGGATATAACGGTGGCACTCAGTTACCCGGCACTCTATTGATGACTCGTTATCCTGAGACAGCGATTGCTGGCTGGTTAACTGGCGGTTCATTGGCAAACATGACTTTGGGTCAGTTGCAAGCCTTGACTGGCACTTTGGCTATTACTGTTGCTGGCGTTGTTAAGACTTCGGGAACTATTAATTTGACAGGTGCAACGAGCTTTAGCAATGCTGCCACAATCATTCAGGCTGCATTTACAACCCCCGGTTTCACCGTAACTTACAGCTCTACTAGCTCGTCATTCGTATTTACCACGAATACTACTGGCGCAACTCAGACAATGAGCTATGCTGCTACTGGTACTTTGGCAACTGCCTTGATGCTAACTCAAGCTACTGGCGCAGTTTTGTCTCAAGGTGCTGACGTTGCAACCCCTGCAACATTTATGGCTGGCATTTTGACTCAGAATCAAAATTGGGCAACATTCATGACTACATGGGAAGCTCAATTAAGCGAAAAAGAAGCTTTTGCTCAATGGAGCAATTCTGCTGCCCCACGTTGGTTATACGTTTGCCAAGACTCAGATCCTAATGTTTTAGTTGCTTCTAGCACTTCTACATTCGGTGATTACCTTCAAGTTAATCAACTTATTGGTACTTGTCCGATTTTTGGTGATTACACTCATGCAGCTTTTGTTTGCGGATTTGCAGCTTCCTTGAACTTTAACCGTCTAAATGGACGTGCTACCCTTGATTTTAAATCACAGTCAGGTCTTGTTCCTTCAGTAACAAATTCAACTCAATACGCTGCGGTGTTAGCTAATGGCTACAACGCATACGGTGCTTGGGGATCAAACAATCCTGCCAACAATGCAAACTGGTTCTTCCCCGGATCTGTTTCAGGTAAGTGGTTATGGGCTGATACCTATTTAAATCAAATTTGGCTTAATGCTAATCTCCAGTTGGCTATGGTTAATTTGTTGACTCAAGTTGGCGCAGTTCCTTACAACTCAACTGGTAACGGTTTGATTTATTCTGCTGCTCTTGATCCAATCAACGCAGCTTTGAACTTTGGCGCAATTCGTGCTGGTATCAACGTTTCCTCTGCTCAAGCTGCTGAAATCCAGTACGCTTTAGGTTTTAACGCTGCGCCTACTATTGCTTCACAAGGTTTCTACTTGCAGATTCTGCCAGCTACTGCTCAGACTCGTGCTGCTCGTCAGTCTCCTCCGATCACCTTGTATTATCAAGATGGTGAAGCGGTTCAGCAAATCGTTATGGCTTCTATTGCAATTCAATAAGGATAAATTATGTCAACAATAACCTCAGCAAATTCGGTCCTTTCATTAGCGATCAATAACTACTTTCCAGTCCCTCAAGTTATCCAAGGCTATGCAGTGGATGACGCTTTTGAAGGCGAAGCCGTACAGCAATCAGAAATCTTGATGGGCGTTGATGGCAAACTCAGCGCAGGTAAAGTATTTGTCCATTACAAGATGACTATTCACCTTCAGGCTGATAGCCCAAGCGTTTTCTTATTTGACGCATGGCGCAATGCACAAGATGCAGCAGTTGATGTATTTTCTGCAAGTGGATCCATTACCCTGCCTTCAACCAGCATGGTATATACTTTGCAAAACGGCTATTTGACTTCAGCGACTCCGTTCCCTGCAGTTAAAAAGACTTTGCAACCACTCGTATATGAGATTACTTGGCAGCGCATTATTGGCGGTCAAATCTAACATGGCAGCTTAAAACATGGCACGAAAAGAGTCGACATTCGTAGCAGACGCAGGACGTGATAAGGGTAAGCAATTCCTTATCACCGAAATGTCTGCCTCACAAGCTGAGAGCTGGGCTTTCAGGGTAATTCTCGCTATCGGCAACGCTGGCATTGAAATTCCCGATAACCTAGCTGCTCAGGGAATGGCGGGTCTTATGGCGGTGGGCTATATGAACCTACTCAAGATTCCATTCGAGGCTGCAAAGCCCCTTTTGGATGAAATGATGGGGTGCGTTCAGATAGTCCCGTCTCCTAATGTCAAACGTCCTTTAATTGAAGATGACATCGAAGAAGTAAAAACCCGACTAGCCTTGCGTAAGGCTATTTGGGATCTGCATATGGATTTTTTTTTAGACGCAGACAAGTCGACTTCGGAGTCAGAAGCGCAAGCACCAGCAACAATCGGCTCGTTGAGTATCAAGCCACCCCGCAAACGATAGCAACAGTAGTCTCGTCAAGACTGGCTACCCTCCATGAACTTGATACTGTCTATGGTGTTGAGGATATGTGGATACTCCTTGAGATTCATGCTGTTGATCGGCATAATGCTTATATAGTGAGTCAAAAATAATGGCAACGGTCATAGACAGTTTATTAATTGAGCTTGGATTAGATACATCCAAGTTTGATGCTTCTCAAAAGAAGTCCGTAGAGGAACTTCGTAAGTTTGATGAGCAAGCCCAAAAGACGGCTAAAAACACTCAGCAAGGCTCCAAAAACATCGGTGACGGCTTTGAAAAAGCTCGTAATGCCCTAGTATCACTTGGAGTAGCTTTTGTCGGTATAAAAGGTTTTACGAACTTTGCCCAACAAATGACAACGACCAATGCAGCACTTGGTCGAAATGCTCAATTATTCCAAATGTCTGCCCGAGAGCTCGATGCTTGGGGCGGTGTTTTAAAAACAGTAGGCGGTGACGCTGAGACATTCCAGTCTTCAATTCAAGCAATGCAGCAAGGAATTGCGGGAATTAAACTTGGTGATGCTGCAATCCTTACCCCATTGGCAAGACTTGGGGCTTTGGCTTCTGTTGACATTAACAAAGGCACTGTAGATATTTATAAGCTGGCAGACGCTTTAAAAGCGTTTAAAGCTCAAAATGGCGAACAGCTTACGCTTACCTTAGCTCAGCAACTTGGGATTAATAAAGAGACCTATATGGTCCTTTCTCAAGGATCTGAGGCAGTTCGCAAGCTTTATGACGAGCAATATAGGCTTTCAGGTGTAACAGAAGAAAATACCAAAAATGCTCAAAAGCTTCAGAAACAGTGGGCAGAAACAAGTCAAGCGTTTTCTAAAGCTAAAAATGCGCTTATGGATGAGCTTGCTCCAGCTTTAGGCGCAACTCTTGATGCAGGAACTGCTTTTTTTGAAGGTTTTGTTACTGCTGATAAAAAGCTCGATGGATTTCTTTCTCAGTTAACTTTGATTGGTGGCGCAGCTTTAACTTTGCAGGGCGCATTATCTTCATTAAAGATTGTTGGTGTATCCGTTGGAGAAGGGCTTACTGCAGCATTTTCTAAGCTTTTTGGAGCTGCTGCGTTGTTATTGCATAGTGAAGGTTTAAACAAAGGCGAAGACGCTGAAATAGCTAAAATTCATGCCGAGCAAGATAAAGCTTCAGGAAAAGGTGGTGGGTCTGGGCTTCCTCGCAATATGCGAAACAATAATCCCGGAAATATTGAATATGGTGATTTTGCCCGTAAACATGGAGCAACTGGTAGCGATGGACGTTTTGCCATTTTTCCTGATTTAAAAACAGGTCAAGACGCAATGGCTTCATTGCTTATGAGTTATGCCAAGGGCGGTACAAACACTATCTCCAAAATTGTCGGTAAGTGGTCTCCTGCTGGAGATAATGGTGCTGCCAATACCAATGCTTATATTGCAGACGTAGCAAAGAAAACTGGCATTGATCCAAACAAACCATTAAGCATGGGCGAACTTTCTGCAGTGCAGCAAGCAATGTCTGCTCACGAGGGAATGATTGGAGCTAAAGCAACTGCTCCAGTAGGTGCTGGAGGTGGTGCAGGAACAAACGTCCAAACCAACATCAATACAATTAATGTAAACACTCAGGCAACAGACGCTAATGGCGTTGCTAATGGCTTGCGTGGTGCGTTGCAAAACAATTCTTTAATTAATTTAGGCGTACAGGGAAATAGATAATGCCAAATATTCCTTATCCTAATGTCCCAGCTTTACCCGGTGTACCCGCTTTGGCTAGAAGCAACAACGCTCAATTTGTGGCAGCAGCTTTAACGATTGTTGGGGAAATCCTTCCGCTTGGGCTATTTGGTACAACATGGGGAATCGTAGATGAAAACGGGTCGGCATTGCTTTCTCCCGATTCTTTTGTTGATTTTGAATATCGAGAAGAACGAAAGATTCCGACTTATCCTCTTGAAGAAGGTAGCTTTTCAAGTTACAACAAAGTTGCATTGCCTTTTGACTGTCGAGTAACAGTATCTTGTAGCGGTAATGGGAAAATGAGCAAAGAAGCGTTTTTGGCAGCCATTGAAAAACTTTTAGGATCTTTAACTCTTTGCAGCGTAGTTACTCCAAACACGACCTATAAAAGTTGTAATTTGATTCACGTTGACTATCGCAGAGAAGCAAGGCAAGGGGCTACTTTATTGCTTGCTCAATTATGGTTCCAAGAAATTAGAATTGCTCAACAACCAGTCGTTCCTACTGCAGCACCTTCAGGAGCCAGTAGTACGAGTCTTGGTCAATTATCTCCTACCAAAGTTCCTACTGGAAATTTTGGGTCCATTAATCCAAATGCACAAGGGGCAACTGGTTTAAATCCAGCCATAGTATGACTATTCAATTTATTCCTATTACTGCTGTCGCTGCTCAAAAATTTACTATTCAATTAAATGGTCAAAGTTGCGCTATAAGCTTGTCCCAAAAAAATAATGGGCTTTATTTTGACATGACTGTAAATAACAATTTATGCGTGAATTCAGTTCTTTGCCTTAATTTGGTAGGATTAATTCGAGAAAAATATTATGGATTTACAGGACAGCTTGCATTTTTTGACACCCAAGGAACTAATGACCCGTATTACACTGGTTTAGGATCCCGTTATCAATTAATTTATCAATCATGACTTTTGCAGTCCGTCAAATCAATTTAACATTTTCAAGCGCAGATTCTGAGCCTTTGATTTTAGAGGGATTGCGTTGCTCTGCGGTCATTACAAACCCCGGTGGAAACAATGCTTTTGGACAACTTCAACTGCAAGTGTATGGCATGACCTTGGACCAAATGAATCAATATTCAAGCACTGGATCGAATATGGTAGCGGTTCAAAATCAAGCAGTAACAGTTATTGCTGGCGATCAAGGAGGCACTTTAAATCAAGTGTTTTCAGGGACTTTAATTTCTAGCTTTATTGATTTATCTAATTTACCCGAGGTAAGTTTTGTTTGTGCTGCAGTAGCTGGTTACTACAATAAAGCAGCCCCTTCTGCCCCAAATACTTATCAAGGGGCTCAAAACGCAGAAGACATTATTGCTTCTTTGACAAGTTTATTAGGCAAAGATTGGACTTTTAATAATCCAAAAGGTGCTCATGCCGTTATTCAAAATCAATACCTGTCAGGATCTTTAATAGATCAAATTCAAACGGTAGCTAGAGCTGCATCATTTCCTTTAATTATTGAAAATAATTCTGTCAATATTTTTCCTAATGGCGGGGTAAGAGACGATATTGTGGTCAATTTAAGTCCTCAAACTGGACTTATTGGCTATCCTTACTATTGGGAAGCAGGATTTACGGTTAGATCTGAATTTAATCCAATTATTGCTATTGGCAGGACAATTAATTTAACTTCGGGATTGCCTAAAGCAAACGGTCAATTTCCAGTTCAATTTGCTACTCATGAATTAAGCACTTTGACCCCTGACGGTCCTTGGTTTACAACCTCCAAATTAAGTCCAGCGATCAATGTCCCAGTCAACTAATCAGCCAGTTCAGACTAACCACGTCCCCGCAGATAATGCTTCCGAAGTGGGGCGTATGGACTTTATTGTCCGATCAGCTTTATCAGGGCTTAGAACTGCTATTCCCGTAAAAGTAGTTGCCGTTACAAATAGCGGAGGTTTGTCTCCTATTGGGACTGTAGACGTTCAACCATTGGTTAGCTCTGTTGATGGAAACGGGCAATCATGGGCGCATGGAATAATTCATGGCGTACCATATATGCGTATTCAAGGTGGATCTAATGGTGTGATCCTTGATCCTGTAGTCGGTGACATTGGCATAGGTACGGTTTGCGATAGAGACATTTCAACAGTAAAAAATACTGGAGCAGTGGCAGCTCCCGGGTCAAACCGTAAAAATGATATGTCTGATATGGTTTATTTAATGACCATAATTGGCGCAGCTCCTACGCAATACGTTCAATTCAATGACTCGGGAATTACAATTCATTCCCCAGTTAAGGTAAATATTACAGCCCCTGAAATTGATGCGACTGCAACGACATTGGTTCATTTAACTGCTCCCACTGTAACAGTGGACGCTTCAAGTGTATTTAGAGTAAATTCAGCAGCTATACAGTTAAATGGACCAATTACTCAAGTTTCAGGCTCAGGCGATGCAACGTTTGCTGGTAATATTGCAACACCGGGAGACGTAACTGCTGCTGGTACTAGCTTGCATACTCATAAACATGGTGGCGTACAAACAGGTGGCGGTCAAACAGGAATTCCAGTATGACAATAATTCACAATACTTTACTGTTAGATCAGACAGCTTGGGATTTAGTTCTCGATGCCAATGGAAACATTGCTTTGGCTGGCGCACCTTATTCGATAGCTCAAGACGTAGCGTCTGCTACTCGAACTTTTTTGGGTGAATGCTGGTATGACACTACTCAGGGTATACCCTATTGGCAGCAAATTCTTGGAGAGTTTCCTCCATTGCAATACATTGCAGGACAACTTCAGGATACAGCATTAACCGTTCCTGACGTGGCTGCAGCACAAGCAGTTTTTACATCCTTCCAAGGAAGATCTTTGGCTGGACAAATTCAAATTATAGATACAGATGGAGTCGCTAATAATGTGGCTTTTGGAGGGTAAATGAGCACTAACGTACCAGCAATTACATGGACCAATGGCGCACCTGTTTTACCAGCAGAATCAGCGATTCTTGCTGGAGTTCAGGCAGATATTAATGCAGCTTTTGGAGGGGGTGTAAATCCCGGTCTAACCACTCCACAAGGTCAATTAGCTCAAACAGAAACAGCAATTATTGGAGAAAAAAACAATGAAATTGCATATATTGCCAATCAAGTAAACCCTGCTTTTTCTTCAGGTATTTGGCAAGACGCTATTGGTTATATATATTTTATGACCCGTATTCAAGCTTCGGGGACAGTAGTAAATGCTACTTGTAATGGAGCCGTAGGAACAGTTATACCAGCAGGATCTATTGCTCAAGACACCAACGGATATTTGTACGTTTCTACTGCTGCTGCCACAATTCCGTCAAGTGGTAATGTAACAGTTCAATTTCAAAATCAAACTACAGGTCCTATTGCTTGCGCTATTGGGGCGTTAAACAAAATCTATACAGCCGTTGCTGGATGGAATACCGTTTCAAATCCTTCTGCTGGTGCTCTTGGGAACAATGTAGAGTCACGAGCTGCTTTTGAATTGCGTAGACAAGCAAGCGTTGCCGTAAATGCTGTCAATTCAATTCAATCTATTCAAGCATCTGTTTTAGCCGTTCCTAACGTATTGCAAGCGGTAGTTGTTGATAATTCTACAAATGCAACGGTAAATTATGGTGCAACCAGCTATCCTTTGGCAGCTCATTCAATTTGCGTAAGTGTTGCTGGAGGATCTTCTTCGGCTATTGCAACGGCTATTTGGAATAAAAAGCCTCCCGGCTGCGGATACAACGGAAATACAACAGTTACTGTTTATGACAACACTTATGCAGCTCCAATTCCTTATACAGTCACTTATTTGACTCCAACCTCTACACCTGCTTATTTCACTGTAAATATTCAGAATAATCCATTATTGCCTTCCAATATTGTTTCTCTTGTGCAAAATGCGGTTTTGGCATCATTTAATGGTCAAGATGGAGGCACTGCCGTTACGATTAATTCAACAACTTATTCAGGTCGGTATTACGCAAACATCAATGCAATTAGCTCTGCAGTAAACGTCATTGAGGTGTATTTAGGGCTAAGCGCAAGCCCAAGTACCTTATCTATTGCATTCGGCATAGATCAGTTGCCTACTCTTTCAGCTTCTAATATTGCGGTGGTATTAATTTAATTATGCAAAATTGGGATCAAACTCTTTTAAGTCAATATTGTGATTCGCCAACGATTGACGGTCTGCTTAGTGCTTACAATAGTGCAGTTGATCCTTCTGCTGATATTGCTAATTTTTATCTAAATATTTGGGATGTCTATACAGCAGTTGGCACTGGATTAGATATTTGGGGTGCGATTGTTAACGTTCCTCGCTATCTTCAAATTTCCGGATCTCCTGCGTATTTAGGTTTTGATGAGGCTTATCTTTCGGGGTACGCTACAACAGGTCCCCAACCATTCGGTCAAGCTCCTTTTTTCACTACTGTAAATGCAACAACCACTTATTATTTGTCGGACACAGTTTATAGGCAGTTAATTTTAATTAAAGCAGCAGTCAATATTGGGAATTTGTCAGTGCCTCAAATTAATCAGCTATTGCAAAAGTTTTTTGGGCAGTCTATTTCAGGAAGCCCTTATGGTGTAGCTTATGTAATTGACACCTTAAATCAAGGATTTACTTATCATTTTAATTTTGTGCCAAATGCGTTGCAACTTGCAATCGTGCAAAATTCAGGAGTATTCCCTAGACCTGCTGGCGTTGCCGTAACAGTTACTTATTAACAGGATAAAAAATGCAAAGTACCAATATCCCTTCAAAAATTCCACTTCCGTTTGCGAATTCTGCAAGCTCAACTTATAAAAATACAATTCCAACGGCTTCTCAAATTGGAATTACAAACGGCAAAGCTTCTTTGACGGACGGGTTTCCTCCCCTTACTTTTCAAGCCCTTAGTTCAGGAGGTGTGCCTCCTTTTGGAGCTGATTTTAATGGAATTTTATATGAAATTACTTCAATTCAACAATGGCAAGAGGCTGGTGGTGGATGGCTATATGATTCAGCTTTTTCTACAACGATTGGTGGATACCCTAAAGGGGCGGTATTGCAATCTAATGGCTATGATGGCTATTGGGTTAATCGTGTAGATAACAATACAACTAACCCTGATTCGTCAGGCACAAATTGGGTCCCATTTTCTTTTTATGGGCAACCAAATATTACCGTTACTGGTGGTACTGTCACCCTTACAAACAATCAAGCTGCTTATAGCGTTATCACTTTGTCCGGCACATTGACTTCAAACGCTACGATTATTGTCCCTAATTGGTGTCATCAATGGATTTTCTACAACTCCACTTCAGGCGCATATACAGTAACTGTTAGAACGTCTGCTGGTACTGGCGTTTCTTTGGCTCAAGGATTTTCGACTATTGTTTATGGCGATACGGTCAATGTGCTTTTGGCTAACTCTGCTGCAGTAACAAGTTTTAATACTCGAACTGGATCGGTTACTTTAAATGCTTTAGATGTTACTTCGGCTTTAGGGTACACCCCAGTAAATCCCGTATCCTCAAACATCACTGGTGGATTTATTAATCTTCCAACTAGTGCAACTTTAACAGCCACTCAAATGATTGCGATAAACCCAAATTCAGGGTCTACTGGCGCAATACAAATTTATCAAAATGCTGCAGGTGGAAATGGATATTTGCAATTTGTTAATTATGGAGGAGGTTCTCAATGGGGCTTTTTAGGATTTGATCCTTCAGGCAATGGCACGTTATATGCTTCAGGACAGCTTAATCTAAATGGCACTCAAGTTAACTCTCTTGCAAAGTTTTACACTCCTGTTAACGATCAAATTCAAGTTAGTATGTCAGGCGGTTCTTCTTGGGGAACTGATGTTGTTTTTTACGTTCCCTTTAATTCTCCTGATGTAAACGTTGGCGGTGGATGGTCAGGAAATACTTTTACTGCTCAAGTTTCAGGAAAATATGCTATTAATTTTAATGCTACTTTTGAAAGAAATGGCACTGGAAACGGGACCACTACTTTGTGGATGAATGTAAATGGTGTAAATTCTCAACAAGCTGCTCAATCTGCCCCCGGTATTGGTGCAATGGGAATTAATCTTAATACCATTATTTCTTTAGGAGCAGGTGCTACAGTGAATTTTCAAGGTTATGGGGATGCGGGCGGTATTACCCTTGCTCAAGGATATTTAACTATAACCTTGGTGGGATAAATTAAGATACACTTGCAAGGTAAAAATTTTTTAACCAAAAAGGAAAAATTATGAGCATTAAATTAGATTTAGAAGTAAACGAAGTGGAAGCTGTTGTAGCTGGTTTGCGTAAGCTGCCAATGGAATTGATTGAGGAAACAGTCAACAAGATCAAGATTCAAGCCATTCCTCAGATCCAAGCAATGCAAGCTCCTGCCGAAACAGAAGTCCCTGCTGAACAGACAAATCCTACTGAATAAGGAATAAATATGTTTTCAATTAAACAATTCTTAATCAATGCGTCTTCGGAAGTTCGTCAAGAGATCAAAAAATTGATCGATGAAATTGAAGCCAGCATTCCTGCTGAAGCAGCTCCTGTTGTTGAGGCTGCACCAGCTCCGACTAAATCTAAAGCTAAAGCTGCTGAGGCTGACGCTGCTCCTACGGAATAAGTGATTCATGGATCAAGCTTCGTTGAACTGGTTTTTTGGTCTAATTAACTTGGTTTTAGGGGTACTCATCAAAATGATGTGGGACTCGTATAAAACTTTGAAACAGACAGACAAGGAACTGGCTGATAAGGTCAGTAATATTGAGGTCCTAGTTGCTGGGAAATACGTCAAGCGGGAAGACTTTGTTCAAGTGACCAATCAGATATTCTCGAAGCTTGACAAAATCTTGGACAAACTTGATACGAAAGCGGATAAATAATGTTTAAGCAGATCGCAGCACTACTAAGACCTAGAACCGTAGAGCCTGTAGCAGTTGTAGACTCTGTTGAGACCCCCGTAAAGCGTAAGCCAGCCGTCAAAAAGGCAACAGTCAAAAAGTATGCTGCCAAATCCGTTGCGAAAGTTGCTGTAAAAAAGCCAGCAGCCAAAAAGATCGCAGCCAAGAAAACAAAATAAAGGAGTCAATATGAGCGATCAACCTTATATTGAAAGTGCCAAAGAAGTAGCTGGTAAAGCCATTGGAAGACATGGCTTAATTTATATCACGATCATCGTAGCTATGGGCGTGGGAGCCTCAGTGGTCCTAGAAGAAGGCAAAATGGCTGCGGTAATGGGTTTGCTTGGTGCTTCCCTAACTGCTCTCATATCGATGCTAAATGGCGTTGCAGGGGCTAATCCAAAACAAGAGAAGCCTGAGTTTGAGATCATGAAAGAGCTTATTGCTCGACTTGACAGCATGGCTGACAGAGACCCAATGTCCGTACAGGTAGAGGGCGACAAAGTTACGGTTCGCAAGGGCGACAACGAAACTTCAATAGGTAGAAAATAATGTTTGGAATAGATGACATCGTATCAGTTGGAATGAAGCTGGTAGATAAGCTCATCCCTGACCCAGCTCAAAAAGCACAAGCGCAGCTAGATCTTGCCAAACTTGCCCAAGAAGGAAAGCTGGCTGACATTCAAGCCGACATATCTGAGCAGCAAGAGCTCACAAAGCGTCAACAGGCAGACATGGCTAGTGATAGCTGGCTGTCCAAAAATATCCGTCCCATGACCCTCATAGCAATTTTGGTGGGGTATTTCACCTTTGCAATGATGTCAGCTTTTGGCATCGACACCAATAGCAAGTATGTAGAGCTGCTGGGTCAGTGGGGAATGCTCATCATGAGCTTTTACTTTGGCGGTAGAACATTGGAAAAAATTATTGATATGAGGAGCAAAAATGAACCTAAGTGAGCATTTCACTTATGAGGAGTTGACTCATACAGATCATAGAGAATTTGACAATACTCCTAATGAGGCAGAGCTTGAAAATCTTAAACGTCTTGCTGCATTCCTTGAAAAAGTTAAATCCGTTTTGGGTGGGAAGCCCGTTATGGTTAATAGTGCTTACCGTAGTCACTTGGTCAATAATGCTGTTGGCTCTAAAGATACTAGTCAGCACCGGATTGGATGTGCAGCCGATATTCGTATACCGTCTATGACCCCGGACGAAGTGGTAAAAACGATCATTGCTTCCGGTCTTGAATACGATCAGATTATTCGTGAGTTTGATCGTTGGACCCATATTTCCGTACCTAATACGGCTGACTCAAAAGCTCGTAAACAAGCTTTGATTATTGATAAGCAAGGCACTAGAGCCTACGCATAATGGCATGACAAGACATTTTATGGACGGTGTTGATATTGACGCTGTTTACGATACTACAGGCGAAAAGCCTTATAAGCCCAAAAAGCAACACCGCACAACTGGACATTGTTTGTCTTGTAATGCAGCACTAGCAGATCGGGCGTTTTGTGATAACTGGTGTCGAGAAGACTACGAGTTTGAAAGTGAAATGCGTAACAAGATTTTGGGTAGATCTAAACGCTAGTCTCGTTGTCATGCGGAACGCTGGCTCCGCTTTCAATAATGACTACAGGCTCATACCTCATCCACCCGACAAACGGGATAGGAATGTCTTTTTCGTAGTCAATCTTTTCTGCTTGAATGCGATCTTCAGTGGTAAATGTTGTCATTTTTAACTCGCATTGAAACTAATAACGGTTCTATTTTCGGTTTTGTTTTCTTCGTTTCCCGATCCATGAGTTAAAAAACTAGGAAATAAAATCAACTCGCCAATTTCCAATTCAAATTTAAACCATTGATAGGTGTAATCAGTGTAATGGCTAATGCTGGTATAGCTCAATAAATTTACGGGGTTCCCAAAATATAATTTGCTGCTGTCTTTGTCGACATTGATGTATAAAGCACCACTAACAAAAGACGCTGGGTGAGTGTGCATATCAAGCTTACTGCCAACGGTTTGAACGTTAAACCAAGAATTATCCAATGTGATTGGTTTATCAGCCCCGCCTATACCTGATTTTTCGACATATTCTTGGATCTTCAAAGTAATGTCATTAAAAAGAGAGCTGCAGCTATCTACTTCCATAGATAAAGTTTGTAAAAAATTGGAATCCAATAAATGATGAGATGACTTTGAGCCGTTTGAAAGTGCGGAATGCCCTCCTACGTCATCATGTTTTGTCATAACATATTTAAAAATATCACTGCATTGATCTTCTGTTAAAAAATTTTTTACGTTAATAACAAGCGTGGGAAACAAGTTGTAGGTAAATACATTCATTTTTCAAACCAAATTTTTGCTGCAATGTAAATGATAAAAGCCCAAAATAGTATTCCGCTAAGCAAGAAAAAAAGAAAGATAATTTCTGTCATGCCCATCCCCCTATTCTGATTGCTAATCGTATTGCTGCAATCAAAACAATAGAGGCAATAATTGCCGTAGTTAACGCAACTTTATCTGCCCAATTCATACATACCCCAACACAGCTCCAAGCGGGAAAAAGAAAACCCCAATCACTCTCAAAATCACCATTCCATTCACAAAGTCGGAATGAGCAATCTCAATAATGTTGGATACCCAGCCAATAGCTCCAAGTCCCAGCAACATCAACCAAATCAAACCACCCCAATCACTATCTTTCATGATCGCTCCATTTTTGAAAGCATACCCAGTACGCAGTTGTCTAGCTTAATCAGCTCGTTGTAAATGCCGTCCCTGCCAAAATCGACTGGATTGGAAATCATGAGTTCAAGCTGCACGACAACCTCCATGACTTTTGCGAGGTCTTCGGTAAGATCTTGCATGGATTTCCTTTTTACTTTATTCGAGCTACTTTTGCTTTACGCAAAACGGCTTCGTATTGTTGTTTTGCTTCGTCATCAAGTTTTCTCAATGGCAAATTTTGATAATACGACCATTTATCTCGATAAGCTTGCTGCTCTGAAGGCGGGACCCAGCCATTCATTCTCCATCGAATAGTTACATTGGTTCCGGCTGGTGTCCAAAAGTGATCGTCTTTCATTTTGTTTCTCCTTTTTAAAACGGTAAATTCAATGTGATGTATTGGAAAAGCTCAATAGGGACATCGTAAAAATACTCGTGTCGTTTGACTGCTCGGTTAGGGACCTCAATCAATGGACTGCTTTTTACGTCATCGGCTCGACACCAATACGCATTTTCAAAGTCTCGGGTGGTCACAAAGATCAACGTGCCGGGATTCTGAAAAAGCTTTTCCTTTCGCTGCGCTATATGGATCGTGTCGTAAGGACATCGAAATGTTAAAAACCCGGGTGCTTTGGGTCCCCAGTCCCTAGTCTCTACTTCAACATATCCGCAGATTTCACCTCTGCGGTAAACAATTAGATCCACTCCATACTTATCAGGATTGGGCTTCGCTTGAAGCCCCCACTTCATTTCAATCCAATCCGTCACAGCTTCTCGGGCTGGTGGATCGCAAAGGTCATGCAGCTCCTGATTGAACTTCTTATACTCCATCAAAAGCCGTAGCCAAACATGGCTCCCAAGATCGCACCCATAACGATTGCGCCTAGGTACTCAACCCAAACAGGGATTTTTTTGTCCAGCAAATCACCCTGATACAAACGTTGGTCTCTGTAATCTCTCATTTCGTTCTCCTTTAAGCTGCTGCAAACATTTGCTGACCAAGTCTCATGAAGACTCTGTAAGCGATCAACTGCTGCTCATTCAAGGCTTCCAAATCTTGCTGCATACCTTGGAGAGCTTCCAAAATAAAAGGGTATCCATTGTCGGCTTGGTAGTCTTCAATGATCTCGATGGCTTGTTGGATATTCATTTCAATTCCTTTCGTGGGGTTTCAATCAATCAACACCTCCAGTATATACCAATTAGGTATAGCGTCAAGCGTTATTTTGCACTTAGGCAAAAATATTTTTTGGTGTTGTTTTTTTGGGAAAAAGGGTGGGGGTGTCAAACCACGAAAGGATAAGGCTTTGCGCCTTGACAGTAGATTTTGGGGATACCAGCCCCGAGTGACACCCCCATAAGGGTTTTGGCAACCACCTTGCTGCAAAGCTAAGGTAGTTCCATTATAAGTGGACTACTCGCTGCGTCTAGTCTCATAGGTCATGTCCGTAGAGCAACCAGTTACTAGCATCCGCTTTCGTCCGGGTGAAGCTTAGACTCCGCAACCGCAGATCATTTTGCCACCACCACCGGGTACGCAACGGTACGGGGCGTATACAGGGCAAGACGCTGCTGCTGCAAAAGATACGGTCAACAATAATACGGCAAGTGCTTTTTTCATGTTATTTCCTTTTTAAAATGGGATATTTTCATCATCAATATTACCTAGACCACCACTACCTGCCCCTTGATTCTGAGGCTGACCACCTGCGCCACTTTCACTTGGCTTTCCTCCGAGCATCTTCATGGTGTTAGCCACGATTTCAGTCGAATACTTTTCAATTCCGTTGGCATCGGTAAATTTACGAGTACGCAAAGATCCTTCGATGTAGCACTGGGAACCTTTTTTAAGGTACTGCCCAGCGATCTCAGCCAGCTTGCCAAAGAAGGCAATACGATGCCATTCCGTAGCCTCTTTTTGCTCTCCTGACTGCTTGTCCTTGTATTTGTCAGTGGTAGCCAGCGACAGATTGGTTACTGCGTCCCCACTAGGCATATAACGGGTCTCAGGATCACGACCTACGTTGCCAATCAAAATGACTTTATTTACTGAAGCCATGACGGATCCCTTCTTGCTTTGCAACCTGATAGGCTTTACGTCCACAAGTCTTAATCAGTTGACACTGAACAAATTCCAAAATACCAAG